TATATGATCTAGAATACGCATTTGCCAAACTTAGAACAAGTTCTGTAGGCGGTATTGTCAACATGAAGCACACATGTGACCATGTGGTTGATGATAATCCATGCAATACGTCAAATGACGTAACAATTAACATTGATGATATGAAACTACGCAAAGTAACCAAAAAAGAACGATTGGTTCAAATAAGTGATAAACAATATATCGAATTAAAACATCTAGGTGCATGTGATGCTTTGATGCTTGTGAATAAAAAGATTAAAACAGAACAATTATATGATGTAATTGCAAAATCAATAAAACTTATTATTGATGACGATAACGTTATCGAAGTTACATATGGTGAAGAATTAATTAAATGGTGTGACGATTTACCAGATACAACAGTTGGCAAAGTACTTGAATTTGTTAAAAATACACCACGAACTGAAATGCAATTAAAGTATGTTTGCAGCGAATGTGAACATGAACATGATGTTAATATTGTTGGATTAGAAAGTTTTTTATAATTGTCCTCTCACATGAAAATATACTTAATTATTACGAAACTAATTTTATGTTAATTAATAAATTAGGTAATAATTATCAAATGATTGATGATATGTACCCGTGGGAAAGAGAGGTTTGGGTACATATGGTTATAGAACAATTAAAAGAAGAAGAAAAACAACAAAAACAAAACGAGGCTTAGTATGACCGACGAAAGTAAAGTAGAAACACCAGTAAAAGATCCAGTTCCTAACATGATGTACACACGATTTATGGCATTTGTGTCATTTTTCTTTGCGTTGGGTTATATATGGGTTGTTCCTGAACCTGTAACTGCTGTACTAATTTTCTTGGGTTATTTAATTGGCCAATGGGCATTAGGAAGAGCAACATTAACTGAAATAGCTAAAATATGGAAAGGAAAATAATTATGCCATCTGAATTTATAGAGCCATTACCACAAATAGACAATCCAAAAAAACAAGCGACTCTAAAAGATGTTCAAGAATCTCTTATTGAAGGCAATGATTTTATTGTAAACGCATTTGATGCATTTAGTGCGCAGAATATGGAAATCAATGATACATTAATTGTTGTTGTCAGTGAGTTAAAAGTGATATCGAAACTACTTAGTGATATGTTAAAAAGACAAATGCTTTCTGGAATTTCTGGCTTAGAAAAACGTGTTGACAATAAGAAAAAGAAAGGGTTTAAACCGTTAGCTTTAAACTCAGAAATAGAAGCTATAATGCAACTTTTTGCGGTTCCTATAGCTTTAATTGTTGCGTTTTTAGTTAGTTTTAAAAAAGCACTTAATACAAATCTTAAGTCATTGTTGAAAATAGTAATGAGTCCTTTTGTTTTTATTGCTAATCAATTTAGAAATTTAAAAAAACGATTAAAAAAATTAATTCCAGATAAGATAAAAAATATGTGGCAAACAATGAAAGCTATGATACCATCTGGTAAATTTTTAGTGATGTTATTAAAACCATTCACATGGGTTATTAGTATAATAACACGTGGATTCCAAACAGCGTTAATAGCTTTTCAACCATTAATAAAATTTGCAAGAGGTTTAGGTACTTTACTTGGAAAACTTTTATGGCCGCTTCAAGTAATATTAGGACTAGACGCAGTTATAACTGATTGGATGTCGACTGAAGGTGAATCGTTACCTACTAGAATCTTCTCTGCATTTAAAGCTTTATTTAACACGATTGTTAGTGCACCTGTCGATATGATAATTAATGCTGTTGCATGGGTGTTGGAAAAAATGGGACTTGTCAAAATAGCAGATATTCTAAAGGATTTTAGTTTCAAAGACACATGGACAAAAGGAGCTGATGCTCTTTTTAAATTGATTGGAGATATGTTTGATGGATTAATTGATTTCTTCAAGGATTTTAGCATTGCAGATACTTTTGAATCTATAAAAGAGACATTCTTTGGTATTGTCGATGGTGTTAAAGATAAAGTATCTAAATTATTTACAGCTATTGTCAGCAAAATGACTAATTTTAACTTACCTGATCTTGGAGCTTGGGTCAAAGAAAAGCTTATGGGGTTAATTGAAAGTTTGAAAACTGTATTTACTACAATATTAGAGGCGTTAAATCCAATTAAGGGTCTTAAGAAAATTGGTGGATTCTTTGGTTTTGGTGAGGATGCCGACGAAAATTCAGCGAATTCACAGATTGTAAAAAGAGCCAGAAGATTCTTTGGTTTTGGTGATGACGACGAAAATTCAGTGAATTCAAATCCATACAAAAATAATGGAAGTACTGGTTCAGGTGGAGCTCCTACTCAGACTTTAATTCCAGTAATGGTTCAATTAATTCCTCTTGCTTTATTTGCAAATAAAGAAATTAAAAAGCTTATGGAGATTAGAGATAAAACTAATAATGTTCAAAGTCAACCTCCTGTTATTATTCAAAATACTGGTGTTAGCACAACAAGTAATAACACATCAATATTTCAATCAATGGGTGATATCATACCTAAAAGAAGTCCAATAGAACAGTAATAAAAAAGGGCCATTCGGCCCTTTCTTTTATCAGATAATTTTATTCAGCATTAGCTAATTTATTAAAAATAGCCATTGGATCATCGTCATCATCATCATTTTTATCATCAGCTCCAAGAGATCCTGATTTATCATCACTACCGGTATCGAACGGAATATCATCATCAACTTTGGCAACTTTCGCTGGTGTAGGTGGTGATTTTTTCTCAAGCGGCGCTTCAATTTGCAATACACGATTCAATTTAGTTAATAGTTCAGTATAAGTTTTAAACTTATCGTCTGCGACTAAACCTGATAGAATGTATTGTGAATTAAAAACTTCTTCCAATTTATCATCATCATCCAATAAAACAGATGGTTTTGAAAATTCAGATTTGTCGTAGTTTCGATAACCGTCAACTTGGCGAATTTTTAATTTAAATGTAGCACCTTCCCATAGATCAAACGGATTACACGGTTGTTCATCTGGAAATTCAGGATTCATGACATCTTGAATTTTGTCATAAACTTTTTTGCCATATTTATATTTGAAAACTTTGCCATTGTTATCGGGATTAGTTGGATCGCTCACAACATAAATGTTTGAAGTATATTGTAGACGACGTTTTTGTTTTCTTGCAATTTCTTTATCAGATTCAACACCTGAATTCCAAAGTTTTCCATTCAATTCGCCTACTGGATCTTCTTTACCAATAGTTGTTAATGAATTCTCAATGTACCATTGTCCACCAGGACCTTTAATACTATGTGAATACATTTTAACCCAAGGTAAATCATCACCTTCGGCACCTGGTAAGAATCGAATTTCTGCGTAACCGTTACCCGCTTTATCTTCTTTGATGGTCCAATATTCATGGGCATCATCGTCATAATTTCCTTTTTTAGCGTCTTTGAACGCGGTGTTTAATTTTTCAACAACGTTGGCACGGTTTTTCTTTAGATTTGCGAATGCACTTGGCATATTATTTCTCTCGTTTTAGTTAGTTTTGTTTTTACGTTTTATCCACATCGATGATTTACATTATCGATAATTATATTAGCAATTTTAGTTTTATCGTATTGAATGAATCCTGCATACTTTTTAACTTTTAGACATTTATCACCTGCAATCATGCTAGTAATATCATTGGCTAAAATTTTAGAAAGCATTTTAGTTTCCGTTTCCAATATTGCTACCGTTTCCATTGTTATTTTCCCATTCATCATGAGTTTGTATACCAATGGTATGTCAGCACTATTATATATACAATCTTTAAATGATACATTTTCACTTTCCATTACTTCGGATATGAATTTAATATCATTCTCAAACACATACATTAGTGACTGAACATTCTTTTTGAGCTGGTTTATACAGTCTTCAGATACCGCCAGAATGTCACCAGGCCATGCTATTTTGTCACTGTAGACAAAACTAGCCACACATGCCATAACCAGTTGATTATGGTATTGGTACTCTCTAGCAAGCTTTCCAAACTGGTATTTGTCGCGGCGTTTTAAAAAACTTTGTTCGTTAACCCTAGTTTTAAAATTGTATTTTTTTGCATCATAACTATCCTTTGTAAAATGCAGTTTTACGGCATTATAAATTCCATATGCATCAATAGATCTTAATCGTTCTTTGTTCCTCATAAAGCACCTGTCAATACAGCATATACCGAAACTATCCACGCAATGGTTGTCATTAAGAATCCAAAGATCACATACATTTCTTCTTTTGTAATTGGTTCTCTAGTAACTTTAATTATGTCGTTACTTCCATTATTAGTAGCATTAATTGCAGCTAAAACAATGGCACCGAAGAAAAATCCCCAGCCAGTAATAAATAATAATAAACAAAATAAAACTAAATGCATTTGTGTTCACCTTTTTGAGTAATAAATTCTACCAGATTTAATAGATTCGTATGTTAGCCACACCAAATAAATCAATATAATTGGAATAGCTGTTATGTTTGCTGTTACCCATGCAAGCGATAATATTGATGTTAGATAAAATCCCCATAATACTTTTTGAGTAACTTCCAATGATGGATTTCTTTTTCGCTCTTCTTTGGTATAAGAACATAAAATATAACATGATAATGTTACTGTAGAAATAAGTGACATTACAAATAATATTATTATAAGTGTTTCGAGCATATTTTCTCCTAGAATATACTTGCCTCTTTTGGCAAGTAGTTAAGTTGACCATACTCGTATTCAAGTTTGGCTTTAATAGAAGTTGAAACTAAAATCTTTACTGTTTCAATTTCAATATTATTTTCTTCGCAATAATTAACAATAGCATCTATGTACTTGATGTTGGTGTTATGAACAATATACTCAATTGATTCATTGAATTCAGATGGGCTTATTATATTAACAATATCATCTTCATTTTCAATACCACCGATGTTTGTCATTTAAATACCCTCAATATTATGGTTTGTTCATTAAGTCTACCATTTATAGATTGATCCTTAGTTTTAAGATTCTTTAATAATTTTTTAGTTGCGACCAATGATTTATTTAATACTTGAATAAGTACTTCCTTTGGTTTTCTAATGCTCTTTTTAATAGAAGTATCAACATCAAATCCAACAACACTTGTTCCTTTTAGTGATAACCTATCACCTATTGCAGCTCTCAATAAAACCATGACTTTGTATTTTGTGTTAAACAAAATAACGCATTGTGATCCTACTATTTCAGCAGCAGGCACCGACGTAATATTAAAATATTTATCTTGTTGTTGGTGTTTAACCTTTTTAATTAAATTAGTAACATTAACAGACACTGACTTTCTTTTTCTGGGAACTCTAGAAACTTTGACACTCTTACCATATAAATTTATTTCATCAATTGTACCTTTGCAAAATTGAATTCTTTTTTTCTGTTCTTTTTTAGAAACATGTGAATACGCTTCAATCAATTGTTTATCCTTTGAATCGTATCCATGTTTAATTTCATTTAAATATTCGATTATAAATTTAAAAGCAGTAGGTTTAATTTTATGTTTTCGAATTAAATCAATAACTGGAATATGTTTCCATCCAGTTTCTTCCCATGTATCTACTTGCGCTTCAATTTCAGAAATGACTAATTTATCAACTTTATCTTTTAAGAATTTTTGAGGATTTGGTTTATATGTTGATACTTTTTTTGGTTGTTCTTTCTTTATGTCTAAGCTCTTTCCAATTTCAATTAATTCTAAAACATCAAGTTTCATGTTTACGATGTCTTCTTTAGACAATTCAAAACCATTAGTTGACATTTGATATAATACTGAAACTCTACTTGTTGTGAACTGCGGATTAACACAGCTAACATGTCTGATTTCATCATTACCATAACTAGCATCTTTCATATAATTTAATATATGAAATAATCTATCCTTAGAGTTCTGCCAATAATTGTACCAATTGAACGCAAATATCATTTGTGTTAGTTTATCGCTTTCATCTTTAAATGTAACATCAAAGAACGTTGGTTGTGAACCGGTATATTTTAAATCCAAACTTTTTAAACCTAAACGTTTTTTAAGTTTTCTTCTAATGGGCATTTTGTACTCCTATTGAATATAACAAGTAATATTTTGTATCATAACATATAAATACCAAATATGTACATTATAATTCGCCATAAACAATAAACTCATTTAAACATTACACTAAAGTCAGTTAAACGTTCCCATACAAATGTACGCCATCCTTCATTATCAATATCATATACATGACATAATCGTTCAGAAACAGCCACTTCGTCTTCGAAATTTGTAACATCACTCATAGTGGTAGCTTCCATGGTCCGAATTGTTCCATCGGCTTTTTCAAATATTATTAAACATGTATTATTCTTTAAAGTTTCACGCATACATTGTTTTTCAGCATTATTTGGGTTGTCAATTTTCATTATTCCTGTCTCCATAAATAATCGATAGTTGCATTGTTTGTCGTGATAAGACACGACAGGTGTTTTTGTCATACATGTGCATTTAACAATCATACATTATCCGCTATATGTGCAGCTAATTTATTAAATGCAACTTGTGCTCTTGATAATGGATCTTTTATGGTTGATTGTTCTCTACGAATACCAATCATTAATCTCCACATTTTTGCTTTAAATATTGGATCTTTAATATTATCGACAACATCATCAATAAGTTTATTAAGTCGATCACAGAATTCATCAATAGTTTCTTTATTTGAATCAAATATAATTGATTCCATAATACCTCCCAATCATTTTATAACCTTTACGTTTTTACCAATGGCTTTACAAACTTCTTCCATTGTCATTTCGACAACATTATGTTTTGATATACCTGTTATTTTACCATCTGA